CTCTACAGCAACTATCCAAGCATCTCTATCTACATATTCAGATAGTAAAAATTCAGATGGGCTAGGCTGTCCATCAAACCTTTCGTAGCCTTCTATCCTTCGATATCCACCATTTGTTCTATTTTCATAATTCATAGAGTCGTGAAGCTCTCCAGCCTTCATAAGGATGACTGGATCAACAAGATTCTCACCACCAGTAAATGCAAAGAATTTTGTTTGTCGTTGACTCATACGCTTCTCACAATTATTGGAGATGGTGAGTTCTGTCCGAGAATTTGATTATTTGGTAACTCAGCAGACTCAAGAAATTCAAGCCACATATCAAATTCTTGTCTAGCTTGCTCCCATTGATCTGTAGATTCTATATCTTCAAAGAACCACATTTTTGCTTTTGCAATTATTAATCTTTGGTATCTTTCAGGATAAACTGGTTCTTGTGAGTCAGCTATTAGTTTTACAGGAGCAGACCAGTATTCACCATATATTTCATATACGTCATCTGGGGGAAGTGATAGTGCTAAGTTCTTGTTTGGCATAATACTAAGTGAGTATGGAGCAGAGTTTTCCTTTAAGCCGTTATAGCTTCTCCATTCTTCGTATGAAGTAGTAAATATTGATCTACCATCAATAGTTCCTCTATCAATAGCAAATGAAGTAATATCCCATATGCCGATATCACAAGGCCTAACAAGAACTTCACTACCAACAATCGTATTTACCGTATGCGTTGCCCACAAAAAGTTCCAATCAGGATGTAATGTCTGTATATATATATCAGCGTCAGCAACCCAGTCAACAACTCGCCTAATTAAACCTGTCTGCGTTAATACTGAAGAAGGCAGCCCCTCTCCCTGTATCCCACATTCTTTTCTTGTCGCCTTACAGAGTTCAAGGAAAGTCATATGTTAGTCCTTTTTAGTAGTTCTTTTCTTGCGGGTTTTTTTAACTTGGACAGCTTTTGTTTCAACAACTTCTTGGATTACTTCTTTAACAGGTGAACCATCATTGTAATAAAACTCACCATCTTGTTTAAACTTAATATTCTCTTCATTTCTGCCTATTGTATAATAATGCCTTGAGCGGTCAAGCATGTCGATACCCTTTTCATAGAAAAGTGGGGCAGGTGTTTAGCCTACCCCACGATTGGTTAACCTTCTACAGGTCGATGACCTTGGCCTTCACCACGAGGCTTTTGCCCCTTAGGGATCTTAACTTGTTTCGACAAGCCAGTTTGCTTGTTTTTAACTGCTGTAGTTTTCACGGTTCGTTTCCTTTCTGCTTCGTAGAAGCAATCACCGAGGTTTAGCATATTAAGCCCAAGCAACAGTAAGAGCTAAATCAATCGCTCCTGCCGTAGCAGCTCCGCTCCCAGACACAAGAACTACAGTATCAGCAGTGATGTCTTCTGTAGCACGAATCAACGCATTAGTGATAGGGACTGATGTATCAATTAAAGCAACAGGTACAGCAAATTCAGCAAATGCATCAGGATCAGCAACAGTGCCAACACGTACAGCAGAAGCAGCAGCAGTAGTTGCAGTAGTTGTGACGATAGCTACACCAACAATACGACCTACCATACCAGGAACAGGGCTAGTTAGCTGAAAGATATCAGCAGCGGTACTCACAGAGGCATTAGCGTGCGCAGTGTAAGTTTGATAAAGCGGTTTGTCATAAGTAATCATTTTTAAGCTCCTTTAAATCAGACAGAATCACAAGTCCATTCGATAATACGAGAATTAGTAGCGTCAGTGTGTACAAGCCCAAATCCACCGATTGCATACCACGCTACTCCTTTTGAGCGGCCAAAATCAGTTGGAATCTTACCACGAATTTCCTCAGGACATACAATAGCTTCTGCCACAGTATCTTTACCAAAGAAATGAACAGTATCAGATTTAGAACCTGAGAACCCAACATTATCAATATTAGTTTGCTCAATAAAGCGCATACCTTCATAGCGACCAATTTCACCATTCATAATCATACGGAAACCCTGATCAACATACTGATGCAATGCTTCCATTTCATTCTTCAGATTACGATAGGTTGAAGGACGAGCAATCGCAAAATAATCGCCACCTTGGAAGGTAGGGATATTAGACTCTTTCATTTCATCAACAATAGCTTTGAGGTGATACTTGTCAAGAGCGGCAGCATTCGTTTCACCAGCAGTACCATCAGTGCCCCAAGTCAAGTTATCAACAGAGGCAGTACCGGCAGCAGTAGCTACTACAGTACGCTTGGTTGCATCAAACTGAGCACGAGCATCAATATCAAATGCCTTAGCAGCATCATCCTTCAATACAAGGTCAATGATTTCTTCAACACTATGCTTAGACATATCGTCAAGCTTTGAGTTAAACGGAACACTTTGTCCGTACTCTGTGACCTGAAGAGTCCCTTGAGTAATGGTATAATTACTCTCTGGCATTTCTTCATTCTCAAGAATCTTTCCGCCTTGATTAGCAATTTTGGAATAAACATTCCAATGGAACAAATCACCAGTATTGTAACCTTTGTCCATGCCGTCTTTGGCATCGCAGTGCTGTCGGTATTGAACCATAGGCTTGAGTTCTTCACGAATCTTATCAGATAATTGATCCGAATACATGAATCCTCCGAGTTCATTTGTTCCCCATAATTGTCCAGACATGATCTACTCCTTATTTGGGCCGAGTCGCTTTGTACCCAGCGAATATCTCGGCTTGAGTTTTTGGTTTATAGCCCGTAGGGGCCTTCATTCTTACATTAGCCTTCTTAACAGTTTTAATTTTAGCTTTCTTTTCATTTGCATCATCAACAAGATCTGTTTTGCCAGTTGATTGATTGAGCCAAGTATCTACTTCAATAGCAGCTTGATTAATAATCTTACTAGGAGACATTTTAGGGTTCTCTTTTAAGATTCTTATCGTAGCTTGGTCAACCATATCTCTGAGCTTTGAATCATTATTGAGATGGTTATAATCTGTTGCAAACTTCTCTACTCCATTTTGTCGATCAATTTGGTACATAGCTTTTTCTACTATAGCCGCCTCATCAATCTCTTCTGTTGGAGCAGGTGGTTCTGATTTAATCCTTGATAGAACAGTTCTAAAAGCTTCTTTAGCCTTCGCTTCATCACCAGAGTAAACATTGTCGATAAATGAATTTACATCTTCATCTGAAACTTCTAGTGGCTTGTGAGCTTTAATAGCTTGCTCTCTATCAAGTAGTGCTTTTTCTTTACGCTGAATCTCAGCATAATGTTGATCATTTTGTTGCTTTGTAATAGCAGCTTCTTTAAAGCGTTTATCAGCAGCAAGTGTTTTTTGGTAAGTGGCTAAGCCACCTTCTGCTTCAACTTCAGATGAAAGCTTTTGGATAATTTCACCGTCAACTTTTAGATTAACTAATTCATCGACAGCTTCTTCCTCAGCTTCTTCCTCAGCTTCACCAGTAAGTTCTGAATCTCGTTCTTCCCTTCTCTTTTTATAAATACCATCTATAATGCTATCTCTTGCTAGAGAAGGTTTTTCTGAAGTCTCTAGGGTAGTCTCATCAACGCCCTCAGTGTCTTCAATTTCTTGTACTTCTTCATTCATGGTAGCTCCTTGTACATCCGATATGGGTAGTACGTCTATTCTTCTGCGTCTAAGTACTCACTATAGGCTACATCTCCAGCCATAGCTGCATCATCTATCCATTGACCAAATGTCTTGTACATATGGATAATGTTTTGATATCTACTAATCATTTTATAATCATGGCAATCAATCTTCTCAAGCTTTGCATAGGCTTCATCTAATTCTATATTCGCTCTCTCAGTAATATAACGACCTAAAGAGCTAGATAGAAATAATTTAGCTTCATGGCCTAATGCAATTGTTTCATGATTCTCCATATTATGTCTTCTTTACTTGTTTGCTTGTTTGTTTCTTGAGCTGTTTAAAGATGTTGTCATAGTTATTACGATATTTCTCAAGGTTCGTTGGCCTTTGGCTAGATCCCTTACTCATCCTCTACCTGTCCCTTCATTTATTTTATCCTCGTCCAGGTTGTTCCTCTACACCTGGCGCCATTCCATAATCATCGTTCATAAGAAGATCAGACATCCTATTACGCTCTCCAGTAGCTACTTCTAGTTCCTTTTCTTTCTTACTAAAATCAAATGCACTTTCTTGGATGGCAAGTTCACCTCTTGAAATATCATTCTTTTCAGCAGCAATTTGTTGCTTGATATAGTTGATCTGTTGGTCAAGAGCAGCAATTTCTTTATTTGTTTGGTTGCGTATCTGTTCACGCTGCATATTACCATCTTGTTTGACTTGTTCAACTTGTATCTTAGTTTGACTATCCATCTCTTTAGATTGAAGCTGTTGCTGCAGTTGTTGTAGCTGTTGTTTAAGCTGTGCAACTTCTGGGTTCTCTTCTTCTGATAAGTCAAAGAACCGTTGGCCATCTTGATATCCCAACGCACCAAAGACTTCATCAAATACAGCGTTTGCTTTAATCTTTTTCATCTTATCTGGCATGAAGTTAGCAATTGTCCCAATAGCAAAAGATAGTTTCTCTACCTGCTTCTGTGGATTTGTTGCCCCATAACCAACTGCTAGGTTCAGTACTATATCGCTTTTAATAGACTGCATGATTTGATTAATATCTTGGTTGCCACCACCAGCAGCCAGTAATCTCTTCTTGTCGCTTTCATACGTTTGTTCAAGGGCAATCATATGTTGCAAGGCAGGTTTTAACCAGGTCTCAGAGAATATACGTAACTGGTATTCAGTAACACTACTAGCGTCAGCACTCATGATTTCCATGCCGCCAACTGTTTCATTCATCGCTCTGTTACTG